AGTCTTAGGGTCTTTTTTAGGTAAGTCTTGCGGTAAGGTGTTTTTATCAACGACAGTTATTTCGTCTAACATTGCCTGACGTATAACTTCTTTCAGTTCTTTTCTTTTCATTATTTACGTGTTGTATATCTTATAAATATGTTACTATTGTGCTTTCGCCCATGCTGTTGTACCTCCTTGGAACTGCCCGTCGTATAGCTCATCTACTGCACTATTCTCATGGAATAGTATTTGACATACCCTAGCGTCTCTTTCAACGATTAACTTAACATGCACAATCATAACGGTACCCATTGTCTCCGTGTGGTATCCCGGGTCCCATACAGGAGATACTATCTGCGTACCTGTTCTATATAAAGAGCTTCTATGAAGGATTAACCCTGTGTAATTCTCCGGAATGTTACATCCTTCGTTGAAGGATATCGCATAAGTGCCGGGTTCAAGTATCCAACAGTCTTTTCCATCTATTTTCGTAGTTTCTATGTTTACAAAGAAGTCTGGATTAACTATTGTTGTATCCTTGTATACAACTGAGCCTCCTGTTATCTTTTCTACTTTTGCTAGACTTAAATCAATTCCTACCTGTGCTGCTTTTGAATAAGCAGATGGAATGATTATTCCTTTTTCTAATATTTGTTTTGCTGTTAATAACATAAATGTATAATATGAAATTTAATTCTGGAATGCAACTTATAGGGAGTAGATTGCTGGGTAGTTTCTGCAGTATCCTTTATCATCGTCACATCCATATCCGATAATCCATTCGTCATCAATTTCAAAGCCGTAATTAAAGCTAGAGATTAAAGTAGATTCCGGTACTATAGGATTCCATGTGTTTACCTTCCTCTTAACTAAAGTTACAATGTTAATAGAGGCTGGTTTTTTAACTTCCAGGTACTCCGCTACTGCTTTCATAGTGTTACCTGTATCGTAGATGTCATCTACAAGGTAGATATGTTTACCTTTAGCTGCTGTTTCTAAATCCTTGGTGATTTGTATATCGCCTTGCTTACGTTTACTGATGTAGGACTTAACTCTCATGAAGTCGCATTCAATATCGATATCTACTGCTCTTGCTAGGTCAGAGTAGAACATGAAGCATCCGTTAAGGAGCCCTACTAGTACTACTGGGGTCTTATCTCCTCTATGTTCGTCTGCTATTTTTTTAGCTAATATCCTAGTCTGTATCTGGATATTTTTTTCTGTTATTAGCTCTGTCATGTTTTTCCGGTATAATATCGTCTGTTAGTTTACCAGGAATGTAGACCAGTCTGATCCTGATACATCTGAGTTTGGGAAGTAGAAGGTAAACTTCTTACTGCCGCACCAAATTGTTTTTGTGAACCCTACAGGGACTAGAGCTCCAGTCTTTAACCAGTTTTGAGGCTTATCCTCGAAATGACAGGTTATAACAACTGCAACTAAGGGGTATACTTTAGCTAGGTCTCTTTCAAACCGCTCTAATTCTTTCCAAGGCCCTCTATTTAATCCTTGATGCTGCAAAGCACAATTTACGTAGCTGAAGGTTTGTTTTAATGTTGGTATGTCGCAGTTAAAGTCTGCTGCAGGTGCCATATGACCTTTGTCCCATACATTGTTTGCATAGTCGTCATTATCTGAAGTTTTAACACCGGATGGTTTATAAAAGTCCATTCCTGCTCTATCTGCAGTTCCGGTAGGACATTTAACTGTATAAGCTACTTCTAAAGGTTGCTGATAGACTTCGGAGTATATTGCTGTGAATATCTCAGTTTTTACCGTCCTTACTGTTTGTGCCGATAACGTACCCCAGAAGGATACCGAAAATAAGAATAAACATATTTTTTTTATATTATACATATCTTTGTTTTGAGAATGCCATTATATGAGCTCTTCCTGTAAATTTGTATCCCCTATCTCGACACATATTCATTACTACTGGGTATGATTCAAATAAAGGTTCTCTATCGTCTCCTGCTGGCATGCACCATACTTTATCTCTTGCGAAGGTAAATACCTCTTCTCTAGTTTCGAAGTTCTTATACTTAAGTTCAAATAAGGCATCAGCAAGATTCTCAAGGAACTGCTCAAATTCAGGTAGCATTGAGAGATCTTTGTCGATTACAGGCTTTAGATGAAAGTCTTTATGGTAGACTATTGATTGAGCTATTGCATCGACGTTTAATCTTAATCTGTTATGAATCTTAATCATACCTTCATCTACTACCTTTCCCTGTGGAGTTAGAATACCAACTACAGGTACACTATTACTAAATTTAGGACTAATAGAGAGTAGGTCGATCTTATGATCTGTCTCTAGGTAGTGAGATCCTTCTGTCTCTATAGTTATTACTATTCCTCTTTCGTTTGCAAAGTGAGTTAATTCATTTACTATAGCAGGATGCATAGTTGGAGATCCTCCTGTTAACATCATCTCCTTAATGTAGGGGTGCTTATCGTACATCTCCACGATATCACTAAACTTATACATTCCTTTTTCAGGTGCTATAGAGGTTTGCCAACTATCGCACCACCCTCCTTCTCCGAAATGGCACCTATGTGTACATCCCGTCGTTCTAATAACTACTGTTGGATATCCTTGCCTCGACCCTTCGCTTTGGACTGCGGTGTATAGTTCTAGTACGGGGAGTACTTTATTAAAATCTTCTACTCTTTTTAATGCCATTTATCTTATCTTTTATTACGTTAATATAGTATCTATTTTTTAAATTTGCAACTTTCAAAATGATAAAACTTGAAAGCTGATCCTCTGCTTTAATTGCTGGGTGTGATTGTATATTCTTTCCATTCTCTGACTCTGCCTAAAACTATATGCCTTGAATATAACTGCTTTGTATCTGGATTGATTGCAAATTCAAATCGAGAATATGTATTGATTAGATTTTCATCATCATATACTAGAATATCATTGCGAAACGATTCTGTAAGTTGATGATCATTAATGTTTTGTTTTGTTAGAACAACTAAATTTTCCATAATTTATATTTTTTAATTTGATAATGGTGCTTTAATTTCTATTCTATAATCTCTAATTTCAGATGCCATTTCATATTCTTCAATTTCAGGTAAAATAGCAAATTTTTCCATATCTTCTAATAACTTATCAAAATCCCCTCCAAACTTATCCAATTGATTTTGGAGAAATAATTTTTCATCCATAGGAATATTTGAATTATAAATTTCAGGATGCATTTTGTCTTTATATAACAATCTTGTATAGTATTCCATAATTTTAATTTGATAAAGGTGCTTTAATTGTTGGGTGAGATTCCTAACTCTTTTAATTGTTTAGGTGTTAATGTTTTAATTGGCTCAGGTTCTACAAACTTTGGATGAGTTCTTTTTATTGGTTCTTTCTTAAAGAAGTATCCTGATATATCTACATAACGAAGTAATTCCTTATCTCCTTCGATTGTAATTATTCCATTGGATGCTTTAAGCATTGCAATTTTATATCCAAATTTATTGGATATCCAGTTGATAAATTTTATGTGTATTCTATTCATAACTTATATTTTTTTATTACCTCGTAAATATACGAAGTACTTCTTAGAAAACCAACTCTATAGGGGAGATCCCATAAGTGTTTTTGTATGACTTGTCCCTCCAATTTTACGATCGTAGGTTCCATCATCATTTACTGTAAACTCTTTACCTTTTAATACTCTTCTAATTGTAACCTCATCTGTAACAATAGGAATACCTGCTTCAACAAATATATCTTTTATTCTTCCGGATACTTCAATATAGAATCCCGGTTTTTTTAACTTATCGATTTTGTAAGTTAACATTTTACGTTTAGCAGGAGATGTTCCATCATGTCCTGATGCTACAAATTTAGTACCTGTTTGATCTTTCGGTTTAGCTACATTTACAACATCTATTCCGGGATCGTCGTCAAAGTCTATTACTTCGTACTCGTTATCTCCTTCAGATCCAGTTACATCATCTGGTGATTTATAATTGGAGTGGCCTCCAATATACTCATATGCAATTTTAATTAGTCCAAAAATATCATCTTTATAATCTTCTAACTCTTGTTGGGAAAGGGTTACCCATTTGCCTTTAGGTAGTTCTGCCTCTAAGAGTAGTGGATTGTTAGATAAGTATTTTTTTAAATCGAAATTATCCATATTATTTTAATTTCCGTTCATTTAAAGTACTTCTATATAATTCAAGGGCTCTTTTTAAAGTATCTTTTACTTCTTCTTTATCAAGTTTATGGAATGATGATTGGTTGTTTACATCAAGACGGGTTAATTGTAATTCGTTATCTAAACCAACTCCTTGATATCCCTGCTCTTTAGCTACAGTTGCTCTTGTAAATCTATTTAAAGAAGAAATTAGATCTCTATGCAAGTTATATGGATTTTCTATATCTTTTAATTTGATAAGTTGATACATAGATCCTTTATCTTCTTCATTTAACTTATTCTTAGCTAAGTATTTTTTTAAATCGAAGTTATCCATTTATGTATTTGTTATTTTTTTAATTTTATCTTTCCACCATTCGGTGATGTAAGGAATAAACTTATCTTTTCCAGATTGTAACATCCACCATTGACTGGAACCTGTAAAGTTATGATTCTTAACAGCCTTACCGGAAGGATCCATTAATGTAGTTGTTATACCATTTAACATAGGATTTTCTTCACTAACGGTATCACTGTATCCTTTTACTCCTGGGTCTCTAAAGTAGTAGGTTGTGGTGATTTTTAATTTATATCCGTTATCAAGATTTATTACATCAATAGTATCAAAATTATGATTAATAACATCCGTGCCTACTTCTACATCACGTTGGTTTATTCTCTCACTTGAATACTGCTCTTCTTTTAATAACTTTCCTTCAGCTAAGTATTTTTTTAAATCGAAATTATCCATTTATGTATTTGTTATATATGTTAATAAATATGTCAAAAGGTGTTTTATGTGCCATTCCTTCAACTTCCTCTATTATAAACCTAGTATCACCTTGAAGCATTTCTTTAGTCCGTTCAGGATCTATAACTTTATCCTCTTTTCCTAATACTACGATTTGACGTTCATGAAATGAAGTATCAAAACTTAAAATAAAGGTATCTAAATCCGGTTCAAAACTACGACTATGGAGTGCTGGGTTTAATAAGATAGCAGGTAAGTTAAATGCTTTAGCAAATTCATGAGCAACATATCCTCCCATACTACTACCGATAAGTAAATCCGGTTTGAATTCTATTATTATGTTATAAACTTTACTATGTAAATCTTCATCACGGTAGTCCATAGCAGGAGCATAAACACAAGCTTGACCTGCTAGAAAACCAACTTTTTCCCCACCTTGCTTACTTTCAAGGCCGTGGAGGTATAATATCCTTTTCATATTAAATCCCTACCTCCATTTCGTATTGACGTTTTTCATGATCATGCTCACTATAAACATGTAAGTTTAAATACTCACCGTATTTACTATACTCTCCTACGTAGCAGAAATTAGTTTTTTCTGTTGCATCATAAGCAATGATGAAATTATATTCATCTTTAGTAACATACTCTTTAGTATTTACTAAAGTTTGAAAATGATTAAACTCTTGAAGGGCTTCGAATTCGGTGTAGTTTGTTTGATCTGTCATAACTCTTATTATCTATACCTAAAGATACGAAGAAAGGCCTGCAGAAGCAAGCCTTTTTTAGTTTTTTTTCCGATCTTTAAGTGATTTTTCTCCGAGTATAGTCATGTTTTGTAACATCCGAAAGAGGTACTTCTCATCTTCTTTTGTGAAGCCGTCTTTAGGTTCTTGCATTTCCCAATCGTCTTCGTTTTCCATTACCTAATCTGCAATGTAGAGAGCTGTATTTTTACCGTGTTCCATGAACTCGACTGATATTATTTTTACTCTTTCTTCGGTTTCTTCTTTAATAAAGGTGCTTAGCTTTCCGTACAGATACTCTGCGAACTTCTCAGCTCCTGTTGCGGGAACTACTCTTACTTGAGCTACTCCCGCTACATTCATTGCTAAGAAAGATTCCTTGAACGGATCATCTTCTGCTACTAGGAAGGTATGATCGAACATGTAATCCATCCAAGCTTTAGGCTGTAGCCCGTCAATAAGAGTTTTAGCTCTTTTCATACCTCCGAAGTCAAATATCCAGTTTCTATGATCTAGCTCTCCTTCGAAAGTTACTTTAAAACTAATGCCATATCCATGTAGTTTCTGGCAGTGCGTACCTTCTGCATCCCATTGACGAAAGACGGTGCTGAAGCCGTCATATATCTTTGTTGATTGGAATCTACCCATTATAGAAATTTAATACTTCCTGCATTGATCTAACTCCTATAAACTTATCGATCATTTTTCCTGATCCGTCTACCTTAATTACTGCTGGTACGCTTCGTACTTGGTAGTCAGCTAATGCTTGCTGGTCTCTGTCTGCATCCAACTTCGTTACAGATACTCCTGAGTTAGCTACTTGTTCCATTATCGGTCCAAAAGTCTTACAAGGTCCGCACCATGTGGCTGATATGTATATTAATTTATTCATGTATTATCTTTTACCTGTTTGGTAGTTGTAAAAAAGTATCATTAAAGCGATTGCTATAAGTCCATCCCCTGCAAGAGCTTCTAATACGGAAAGTGTAAAGAAACTCCAATGTCCATATTTTAAAAACCAGCCTCGAGCCGTAGTACTTTTCGAAGGTTCCTCCTGTTTAGGTTTACTTCCTCTAGTTGTTGAGTTATCAAAGTAAGTACCTCGTCTTGCTTCTGTTATTCCGTCGCTCATAATATTATTTTATATTTAATTGTTCTTTTTCATATTCTGATAGAACCTGTTCTACGTAAATTCTAGCTGTTTCATAATCTACAACCCCCTTCTCATCAGCATATTGTGATGGATCAGGTCTACCTAATGCCATAAAAGCTTCAATACGTTCTACTGAAGAGGCTGATTTATAATCGGCATACCATCCATCTCCCCCTCCACCATGAATATGAATTGGTTTATAAGATGTCATTGTTCTTTTATAAACTTCATCAAAATCTAAACCTAGTTCTTCACATAATACTTCCCCATCTTGTAGGATAGTGAATTTATCTCCTAATAAGTAAGGTGTCCAATAATGTACTCTTTCGGCATCCCAATTACCTAGTCTAAAAGCTTCATCATCTGCATCTCTAAATTCCTGTCTGCAATCAGGATAAATTGAATGATCACCTGCGTGGATACCCATTGCAATATCACAATTCTCTCCTGTCCTATTTGCTACTGATAGAGCAACGGCTTGGGTAATAGAAGCAAATATTTTGTTTCTGTTAGGAACAACTGTTGCTTTCATATTATCTTCTGCATAATGACCTTCAGGTACATCATCTCCTCCTGTTACTAAAGCTGAATCTAATAGGTTAACTAATCCATCTAGTTTAATAACTTGGTATTTAATTCTACAACCTCCGTAACACTCTTCATCGCTACACTTATTATTTAAATAATCTACTAATGATTGAGCTCTTTCTAATTCAACTCTATGTTTTTGTCCATAGTCGAATGATAAAGCTGTTACTGTGTCAAACTCTTTTAGACATTTAAGTAGCAGAGTGCTACTATCCATCCCGCCCGAAAGCGATAATACTACGTGTTTTTTCTGGTTATCCATCTTTTTTTATTACTATAATATACGAACTTTAAAGTCTTTTTGCAACAGATTTTATTATTTTTTCTTCTTCTAGAGTCATTCTTAGCCTAGCTCCTGCGAGTTTTTTAATTATCGTATCCCACTCGTGATCTAGTACATTTTTTTCGGAATCTCTCATAAGTTCTAGATCTGAGGTGTATCCGTCTGCGAAGAGTAGGTTAAGCAGTTCTTCTTTTTCCTGCTCGGTTAGGTTGTTGTATTCTGTAAGTAGCTTCATACTGGTTAAATGTTTCTATCGCTGATAGGTCTTATCAGCTCTACCTTATCTACCTTAAGTAGATCTCCGCCTATTCTACATACTCCTCCTTGCGATAATACCTTCTTAAACAATATTACCTCCTTCTCTGCCCAGCCGGTACTTACGAAGATAAGCTCTTCTTTAGTAGTAACTTTTCCGTTTAAGGTAACATCCTCGATTCTTCTTATAGATTGTTTTTTTAAAGTCATTATTTTTCTCTTTCTGCGTTACTTTCTACTGCTACTTCATGCCAGTAAACTCTTCCTTCCTGTATAGCTTTTTTTATATTTTTCTGCTTACCCATTAAGAAAGAACTTCCTGATTTAACTTCTACAAAGTGTACTTCGCATTTAGTCTTACTTCCGGTGTTTGTAAACCCTACGTAGTCTATAGGCATTCCTAAAAATACTACATCTTCCGGCGGTATTGGAAATTCTGTCATAAACGGTACAAAATGCTCAATTGTTTTCCCCCAATTCACTGCCGAAGATCTAAACTGTGCATCTTTTCTAATCTTGGTTCTCTCCAAGGCAAAACTCTCTTCTAACTCTCTTATATGACTTTTAGCTTCGCGTAGGGAGAGCCCTAGATTAACCAGTGCAGCTACAAGGGCTACTGTTATTACTCCTAGTATTATCATATGTTTTTATATAAGTCCGAGGTTCTTTGCTCGGGCGTAACTTACTTCTTTTCCCGTTTTTGGGTTTACGTATTTCTGTTTACTTTTTGGAATTTTTGCTTCCGGATTAAAATTATGACCTATTGGATATTTTGTAGTTGTCTGATAAGGTCCGTATGGGTTTTTCTTCTTATCATATCTCCATACACTAATACTCCCGTCATCGTCTTGCATTTCTAAGTCATATACAGTTCGTTGCTCGTATACTTTGGGCACATAGACATATTTCTTTTTCTCCATACCTAAATATACGAACAATTTTTCTATATCGCAACTTTATGTTTTACTGTCTAAGTGTTTTTCGATTTCTAAACTCAACTCCTATAAAGGCTGCTGGGATCATATCTTGATGAGTAGCTCTGATAGGGTTAATATCTAATCCTCCTCTTCTTGTATATAGAGCACATACCATTAACTTGTTAGGATTAAAAGCTTCAGTAAGATGTGTAAATATCATTTCTACAATCTCTTCATGGAAGTGAGATACCTGTCTATGAGATACTATGTACTTTGCAATAGAAGCGTAATCTGGCTCTTTTACTCCTTCCATATGTATGTACACATCACCCCAATCCGGTTGATTTGTTACTCTACAGTTAGATCTTAAGAGATCTGAATGTACTTTTATTACCGTATCTGAAACTTCTTCATCTACACTTTTTAGTTGGTTTGCGTCTGATTGGAATACGTTAAATTCCACCTCGTCTAAGTCTGTTAATCGACTTATGTTTATATACTCTTTTCCAAAGTCTGCTTGAGGTCCGAAATCAGTATCGAAGAATCTTACAGCTACTTCTGTATGAAGTGCAGTACTCAGGTCTTTAACTACCCTCTCTTCTACCAAGGACATACACTCTTTTGCTGTTTTCCCCAGTCTTGTCATATTAAAGGAGTTTAAATACAGCTTTATAGATTTAGACTCTACGTGTAAAGGGGAGTCTGAGGGGTATACTATCTTTAACATACCTACTACTGGTCTTCCTGTTTCTGTAATAGCGGATACTTCGTAAGCATTCCAGACATCGCTTCCTACAAAAGGTAAATTTGCTTCGTCGATACCGTAAGCTTCTCTGTTTAGATTTCTAGGAATTGCTACTAGTAGGTCTGGGTTGTACTGATCGCTGTACCCTGCTCCTCCTACTTGTCCTAGATGTTTCCCAGCAATAGCTATCACTGCTTCTTGATTTTTGTTGTGTTCTTGCATTTATTTGATTTATAACTTTTATACTTTTTTAAAGATAACTTAATTAGTTCAATATAGCAACTTGGCTATTAATAGACTTTACCTCCCATACCGTCGTCTGCCTGGATAGAGTTGGGTGGTTTATATCCAGGTCTAGCGTGCATGTAGTCCTTAGCTATATCCATGTTTAGTTGAGGTATTTCTTCTTCTACAATCTGCTCCTCGGAGGTTGTAGCTTCGTACTCTTTAGCTGCTTGCATTAGTGGTTCATTCAGGAGGGGGAATTCCATATTCTCGTACCATGTATCGAACAAATCATCTTCTTCTTCTAAGTCACTTCCGTATATAATTTCTTCTAATCCCTCATCCCAATCTTCAATTTCATCTAACCCATCATTTATTGTCCCTTCTAAATCGGATAAATCATCTTCTTCTGGTTTGATTTGTTCAAAAGCAAAGTTAGCGGCTATTACTAGAGCAATCGCTAATGGATCAAACACAAATATAATAATTAAGAGTAAAACATTAATGATTTTATTCATAGGAATACCTGTTAACTCGGAAAGGAATTTAAGAGGTCCTAGCTCACTTGTCAACTCGTTATTAGTAGATACTTCTACTATTTCTGTTTCATATGTAAATAATTTTTCATTTAGATCATCCACTCGGGTATTGATTGAAGTCTGACGTTCAATCGCTTGATCCAGTTGTTTTTCTAATGCTCTACGGGTAGCTGATGAGGTTGAGGTCATTACCTGTCCTTCTGAATTTGTATATGTTATAACATTATTGGATAGTCCATTTCTTAAATCTGTTACTGATTTGTTAATACTTTCCTTTTCTGTGTTGAATACGTTTAATTGCTCTTTAATATTATCCCTTTTAGTTTCCACTAACGTTATTTGAGCATCAATTGTTCCCGATACTGATGCTGTTTTTTGATAGGCAGCAGATAGGAACCCGTAAATACCCATACTTGTAATTAGTATTAATACAAAACAAGCTACTGATAGATAGTATTTAAGGAATTTGGGTAGTGTTTTTCTATACTGGTATAATAGTGAAGCTATTACTAGTTTAGCTACCTCTAAGGAAGCAGCCATTACATTATCTCTTTTAGTTTCTACTAACGTTATTTGAGCATCAATTGTTCCCGATACTGATGCTGTTTTTTGATAGGCAGCAGATAGGAACCCGTAAATACCCATACTTGTAATTAGTATTAATACAAAACAAGCTACTGATAGATAGTATTTAAGGAATTTGGGTAGTGTTTTTCTATACTGGTATAATAGTGAAGCTATTACTAGTTTAGCTACCTCTAAGGAAGCAGCCATTATTATGACAGCAAGTGCGGCTCCGGCAAAGAGTTTGCTTAGTCCTGAGACTGAGTAGAATGCTGCGGAAGCGGATACTGAAAGTGCTGATACTGCTATAAGGGAGGGCAGTAAGTACTGTTGGATCTTTCTCATACTATTTGAAATATAGTACAAAAATACGGAGAGTGCAACTTCTATTGCTCCTCTGTAGTATCTCCTTTTTTACCCCAGATCTTATCTACTGATGCTAGTCCCAAAGCTCCAAATGCTAAAGCTGCTACTGCATTTATTAAAACAGGAGATGGTGCTATTGCTTCAGCTGTGAATTGATTTGCAAAGAGCGTTACGCATAAAGATATACCTGATAGTATTCCTATAAAGCGTTTTGAAGAGGGAGTTCCTTTTTCATCTTTTAGTAGGCCTGAAAGCCAGTTGATTAATTTCATAATGTTTTTACTTTTTTATAAATGGGTTTCAAAATTTGAATGCTTTTTTCATTTAGAACCAGTTTTTTGGATTAGCTTTCTTACCGGCTTTCTTTAAAGCGTCTGCTGCATCTTTTAATCTTAAAGCTTCTGCTGCATCATCTGCCTGCTTTTTTAATTCTCTTGCGGCATTGTCTTTTTGTCTTTGTAATTCTGCTGCGGCTGCATCTGTTTGTCTTTTTGTTTCTGCGGCTGCATCATCTAATAACTTTTGGGCTGCTTTAGCATTTTCTTCTAATCTAAGTTTTTCTGCTGTTTCTTCTGCTAGTTTCTGAGCTGCTTCTTGTGCTGGTTTAGTATCTACACTTACTGAAAGGTCTACATCAACTCCAACTAAGAGGGCAAGTTTACCATCAACTCCAACGGTTGCAACACCATCATCCATCGTTGCACCACCGCCAACACTACCGCCAGCTTGTACTCCAACCGATACACCTGCTCCTGCTTCTGCACCATTTCCACTTTCATCGTATGTCCCAGTTGATGCGCCTACACCTACTGATGCGCCAGCTACTGCTCCTGCGTGTCCTTCTGCTCCATCCATTCCAACTTGTCCACCAACGGATACTCCAGCATTTGCTTGTGCTCCGGCATGAACTTCGGTTGTGTTTGTTACACCGCCATATTCTACTGAGTTAGATACTCCAACTTCTACCGATGTTCCAACTTCTGCTCCAGCTTCTACTTTAGCATTTCTACCATCAAAGCCTGCTTCTGCTCCTGCTTCGGCATGAACTTCAGCTTCTGCGTGTGCTTCTTGAGAGATAGTTACATCTCCAATTTGATTTGTGTTTTCTACACCTGCGTGTACTTCTACATTAGCTTCAGCTCCTGCTGCTACAGATGTGTCTGTTACTTCTGTTCCAGCGCTAGCGTTTGCAGATGCTCCTAGGTTTTCATCACCTATTGATTTGTTTACCTCTTCTGACATAATCTTTATTTGTTTTTAAGTTCTAAAATTCTTTGAATGTAAAAATCTTTTTGTTCTATAAGATATTTCTCTCTTTCGTAACTCTGTGATTTTTGTTCCTGGTTTATCTTTTCAATTAGGAGTTCTTGTTTTGCTTCAATAGTCTCATGTCTACTGATTCTTTCTCGAAACATTTTATTCTGAAAGTATATAACTCCTAGCATTAAAACTATCGTGAAGGATTGTTCTTTCAGTTTAGAAAGGAATACTTCTAAAAAGCTTGATGGACTGCTGTTTAATTCTTGCTTTTCCACCTCTAGAGTCTATCTCCTTTATGTTTGTCTATCTTATCTAAAATAAGATTCAACAAGTCGTTCTGGATAAATCCTGCCATTGATGCATTTTTAAGTGCTGACATTAGTTGAAATACAATAAACGGTGTTACTATTGTTTCACTCAACCACCCTGTTCCTGGGAATCCTTTTTCTATCATCAGGATAGCTGTTAGTATAAGTTCCCAAGTAAATATTGATTTTAAGACTTTAAGGGCTTTATACGTCTTGAAGCCTTCACGTTTGATTCCAGCTATCATCCCGAAAAAACCGTCGAGTAGCAGTACAGCAACTATTGCTAAGAACTGTTCAGCGTTCGCCATTGATAATTCAAGAAAGTAAGCTAGTAAGAAGCTAAGTACTGTGGTACTAAGTAAGATAATTTTCATTAGGTTTGGAGTTTTCACTGTTTTTATAAACTGGTTAACATGTCTAGTAATTCTTGTTGTGGGAACATATCAAACTTATCTTTACGAGTATTTGTATGTGTCCATAGCCCTTTCACTTTGCCGTAATATGCATTTTCGTTAAACTCGAACGCATCAGCTCCTTTCGCTTTTACTAAAGCAGGTAACCCTTTTCTAACATCTATTCCTTCTCTCTCACCCATCCACACTATCCACTTATGTAGAGCGTTTATTTGCTTATCTGAGTATTTATGCCAAGTCTTATGTCCTTTGAATGGTTTTGCTAATGTTACTATTTGTGAATCTACTACAGTAGCTCCGGCATATGTTTTACCGTTTACTACGTATCCGAAGTTGCAAACTTCGATACCTATAGAGTTTGTATGCATTGTTTGAGATCCGTTTTTTCCTAAATGAGATGCCCAATTTCCTTCCGGAAATGCTTGAACCAGTACTCCATCGTAGAGTACATCGTTACCTTTGCAAGAAGGTCCTCCTAATACAAACTCAGTAGCTATCCTACCTGCTGTATCGTTATCCCAATTCTTAACGGTATTAAATGGATTGTGCCATCCTGCAGTGTGGTGTATAAAAAGCCATTCAGCTTTGATAGGTCCTGCATTGTATTCATCTTTCGGCATAAAGTATTCAACTACTTCTAATCCGTTTGATGTTTTGTACTTAGTATTTGTATAGGTAGCAGAACCGGTTGATTTTTTTATGTTCTCAGTAAGATCTGTATCTAACAAATCCATTTTAGATAATGTACCAGGTCCAACGAGGCCATCAGCCACTAAACCATTTGCGGCTTGCCACTTTTTTACGGCTGCTTCTGTTCCAGGTCCGAAGATACCATCAGCACCTACTTCTAAGAACTCTTGAAGCTCTCTTACGTCTCTCCCTCTCGAACCTATTTTTAGTATCATTATTTTTTTGCAAATTTTTCTAACCCAGCAATACCAAAACAACCAAGGGTGACAATCACAAAGGAGTTGTAAATAAACTCCTGTACTACTAAGTCCTTACCGAAATACCCTGTTATTAAATCTGCTGCAGCAAAGAGTACCATTACTGCAAAGGATAAAAAGCCAATCACGTTTTTCTCGTTAACGTCATTATTGTCTTTAAAAATTTCTCTAAATGCCATTATTTGTTTTTTTATGTATTTAATCATATACAACCTTTTTATAACTGTTCTTACTGATAAATATTAGAGAGAATTTTTTAAATTAGAATCCGCTTAAAATAAGTTCATCTATTTTTTCCTGTACCTCTTCTTTTGTTGCTGTTAATTTAAAGCTTAAATCTGCTTGATACCGTTTTTTCTCTTCGTCGTATTGGAGAAGTATGACTGTTGGTACTACTACTATTGAATATTTTTTCTTTAATTTATCTTGTTTGGCTATATCTACGAATTCTATATCGCAGTCAGTTAAGTTTTTTATCCATTCTACGTTGTTAGTTTTATTCCATCCTGCATTAAAATGTAAAACTACTACCTGCGATTTTGCAATAATACTCGATAAGCATAAGGTTATTAGGATTAAAAACTTTTTCATATTACTTCAATTTATCAATTTTTTCTTCTATACGTCTCATATCGCTTTTCAGTTCCTTGACATCGTCTTGCGTGGTCATAATTGTTTGGCGAATTAATTGATCTTTCATATCATACTCCATTCTTGTGACTTCCGGGTCTGGAGGTAGAGGTAGTTCTTTTGCTTTATCAATATCAGATTGTAGGGTAAACCACATACCAACAACTGTTGCAATAAAAAACACGATGACACCTATAGTCTTTAAATCCAGTGTAACTTTAGTATCTTCTCCTACCTGTTTAGCCATTTTATAAAATTATATAGTTAATTCCTGTTGAAAATTCATGCCACCTTCTATTCCAATATTTATGGTATCTACCTTCGGCGAATATTCCTAGCGATTTATTAAAACGATAACCGAAAATTAAACCCCCGGAGTAATCTATCCACTGGCCGTTATTAAATTTATGATAGCTGTATTCGTTTTCTATATCAACATGATAAGGCAGTACGTTTGCCCAGGAATGTAGCCAGAACTTTTTGGAGTACTTATAGTAGTCAAAACCCGCTACTAAGGAATATTCCCATTTACTAGGTAGAGCGTTTCTTTGAGTATTAGCGTAGTCTGAAAGTATTTGCGGTACAACTACTTCTTGGAATACTTCTGTACTATTGGCGATTACTTCGCCGTTTGGGCTAGTGTAGGTATCATCTAGCGCATAGTTATATCCCATATCGGTAGAGATTTTCATCCAAGGTATACTACCATCAGGTCTTAAATAATCAGCAAATGGATCAAATCCGTAAGGTTCGGATATGCGTTGCATTACTCCTATATTGACTGAGAGTCTTCTATTGAATTTATGTCTAAATCTTTGCGACGCTTCGAAGTAACCGATATCTGCAAATCCATCTTCTAAATATTCTACTTTTAAAACATATCTATCAGCAATATACCTTATAAAATGGTCTTGATTTAAAAATTTTCTACCTTGCTGTCTTCTATAGTCGAATTCAACTAAGTATTCAAACCCTTTAGATTTACTTCCAATCGTAGCAGCGTCGGAGAATGAATTCTCTGTTCCGTTTTTAAACCTATTTTGAATGTCAGGCTCATATCCAAATCTTTGAATTTTTCTAATTCCAAATACTGCTGAGTAATCGTAAGGGGTTTCTGTAGTTGTTGTCTTGAGACCGTCTAGTACGGAGTATGATGTTACATCGGAGATGGAATTATTACCGTTATAGGCACCATAAAATGTAGAGAACTTAAGAGTTTCTTTAATTCCACTTTTTAAAGTTGTTTGGCTAAAAAGTGATAACGGTAAGATTAATAATAACAGTAATATATTTTTCATTTTAATCCTCTTTTATAATTCTTTTATTAAATATTTTATCATGGTGTTTGATAGATAGGAAGTAAATACTGTTTGGCAATGATGATATATCAAGTACCCTCTCTTTGGAATTTTCAATAAGTACCTTACCTGTAAAGTCATATAAGGTATATGTAATATTTAGGTTAGTTTTAATATTTAAAAAATCTTTAGTCGGGTTTGGATAGACGATAATACTGTTAAATCCAATTTCATCGATATTGAGAAGGTTATTTGCAATCGCACAATAATCATACAATGCTTGACAATCAGGATCCCAGGAGTTAGTACAGCAGTAGTTATCAACATCGATTACCCAAGCATAGCAAGGATCGTTTAGCCAATATGGATTTCCTGGGCCGTCAATACATCCTGCATCATATAAACAGCTTGTAGAATCTGGTACGTTTGCGTCTGGATTGTAGTTGTAAGCTGTTGGGTCTGTGCATCCGACTATTGGGGGTATACATGTTCCGTTGTCGGTATTTGCATTCGGATCATAATTTAGGGCAGTTGAATCAGTGCAGCCGTAGATGGTAGGAATACATGGGTTTGAAAAGTCGGTAGCTGAAACTTGGTTTGTATTTGCTAGTGGGTTATAGTTAAATGAACCAGGATCCATACATCCGTAAATATAAGGGATGCAGCTTCCGTTATCAGTGTTAGCTAATGGGTTATAATTCCACATTGTTGAATCAATACAACCATATACTTTGGGGATACATGAACCGTTTTCTGTGTTTGCAGATGGATTATAATTAAAGGAAGTTGGGTCTGTACAACCGTAAATTACAGGGATACATGAACTATCATCCGTATTTGCTAGTGGATTATAATTAAATGAGGTTGAGTCCGTACAACCGTAAATATAAGGTATACAAGTACCTGATGTGTTGGCGGTTGGGTCATAATTCCACATCGTTGAATCAGTACATCCTACTTTAATTGCTATACATGTATCAGGAGTATTTGCGTTTGGATTATAGTTAAATGATAATGGATTCATACATCCGTAAATGTAAGGGATACAATTCCCATCGTTTGTATTTGCTAGTGAATCGTAATTAAATGAAGTTGAATCTGTACATCCGAATACTTTTTCAATGCATACATCTCCGAATGTAGGTTGTGAGTCTACTCTTTGAATTATAGGGAATTGTAATGTAGTTGCTCCCCAATATAGGACATCTACAATAGTATCACCCTCTGGTCCATATAAAGTATATGCTACTTGAGCGATTGAGTTTTGAGATTGAGTCGTTGTAAACAAATATAAATCAATTGGTTCGTATATGTTTAAAGGTACATCAAATGTTTGATTATAACCATCATTAGGACCCATTTTATATTGAGGAGATAAGTTACTACCTTGTTTGATACCTAACCAAGTACCACCCCAACCATTAGCAGCACCATCGTAAATTTTTAGAGTGTAGTTACCAGTCATTATTTCGCTGGTGTTAGCGGTATCTATATAATTAAATGCTGATGTATCAATACATCCTACTATTCGTGGAGCTCCACAAGAGCCTGTGTCTATTGTAGCACTTGGGTTATATGTGGTTGAGAACGGATTCATACACCCATATACATCTGAACTACCAGATGAACATATACCACCAGTACTAAACTGAGGTGAGGTGAATTGGTATCCAAAGTTTCCATTTGGGATAGTATCGGATAATGCCCATAAAAGATTACCTGAACAATCATATACTTTTAAGTCCCCATCTACTGAACCGCCATAAAGAGTACCATTTAAACCATCACCATAACTATCGCTAATTACAATATCTATTAGTACGTTTGTATCAACACACATATAATGTGAGATAGGTACACCTTGGGGTTTGCCTGAGAATGTACCTTGGGATGCAGTATAAACTGCTCCGTTGTCATCGTAAACAATCCAACTCGATTCCCCGCCATAGGTATCAGGGGTGAATTGTACATCTATATAAGTTTGGTTGGAAGAACAATTAAGAGATGCGGCAGGGTCACCGGTACATAGCCCATCACTAACAGTAGCCCATGGGTTGAACTCATTTGAAGTACTATCGGTACATCCGATAATGTCTGCACAATCTAAACATTTTTCCCAACAATTAGTGTCTAATATTACAGTGTCTCCGTTTACAATTAAATTTCTATTAGTAAATCCAAAAGCATCTAAAAGGAAACACGTTGCATAAGGATTACCACCGCCTGTAATGTTAGGAGGTAGCTCTTGGTCAGCCCAGTTGTCAACTGAGTATTTCCATAACCATCCTGGATTGTTTAAGATATCAATAGTACCAGTCCAAACACCATCACCATCGGAGTCCGATAATGAATCTGCAATACCACTCCAACTATTAAATTGACCACTTACGTAAACTTGAGAGAAGGTATCATTGTATGAATTCATATCAACTGCAAAAGTTACAGGATATTTACATTGACCATTATTAATGTTAGCGGCGGTGTTATATGATGAAGATGTTGAATCCATACAACCGGCAACTGGTGGTGGTTGAGATAAAAGATTAACAACAGTATCGCATGAATAGCCCCCATAAGTACTTGTAAAAAATCCAATATCAGATGGTGATAGGTCTATAAGTGTTCCTTGAGTGTAGTTCCGTAACTTTACAAAAGGAGCACTACCTTGATTATCATACCATCTACTTACATTACTTGTGAGTGATATCTTTATATCACCTGTATCAGTTGATGAGAAATTGTACCTATAAGTGTTTGCATTAGTTGTCGAATAACTCGAATAGTATAAAGTATCAGTACCTTGTTCAACTAAAATAGATTGGTCGTTTGAATAGATGTTACCTGACGTGAATACGTATCTACCGAATTCTACTTCTAATTCAAACCAACTTGTATTTTGTGCAGATGCTACAAACGGTAACATATATAGCAGCAAATTAATCAAATACTTTTTCATACTTTTATATTATTTAGTATAACGTTTTATCTTATATAAATAGAGACAGGGGTGAATAACACCCCTGCTTTCTAATATTTTAATATGTAGTAGTTATTATACTACCTCGCAAGCTCCTGCAGCGCATGCTACCTCTCCTGCTAGATCTGTCATGTCGTCTAATTCAACTACTTTAGATAAATCTACATCGACTAGAGTTTTCATTAACTCCTCATAATCTTCTTTAGTGCAGTCTTCAAAAGGTGCTTGTTTATAAGTATGGTCGGAGAATGGGAGTACTGACAAGCCATTATAATGTTTACGTTCTTTCCACATCCATTCTGCTACTGCATCCCATTCTTCGTCTTTAATAGAGATAGTTGCGGATACGTTATGGGAGTTGCTTCCGTTTCCATGTCCAGGCTTAACCCATTCCATCGAAACCTTTTTAACTCTCTCTAACAAGTCAAATGCACTTTCTGTTCTAAGAATTGCTCCTACTGGTGCTTTTTGAGGTATTGTGATTACTGCTGTATCATGAGGTCTAAAGAATTCATCTTCTACTAATGTAGGATGGTTCTTTGCTAGATACCCGTATAGCGATTCGTTTTTACCTACTCTTATTCTTCTTAAGTAGAAATCGTTATGCCAAGCATGTATTCCAGACGATGTCCCTAGTGTCAGAGAGGTTGTCCCTGCAGGCTTCACGGTAGTTACACGAGCCGCTTTGTTTATTCCGATCAGCTCAGCAACCCTAATATTCTCTTGGTTAGCTATTTCTGCCGCTTCGGTTGTATTTAACTTTAAAACTGCTCCAGAGCCAATACCTGTCATAGATACTCCGATTAATGCATCTTTCTCTGTTGTACGTCTCCATACTTCTCTCAAATAATGGAAGTCAGAATAACCCGCTTGAAGTGTTCCTAAGAACGCTGCTGCTTTTACTCTTTCATTTAACTCTTCCTGAGTTTCTACGTTACTTACATTTACTTCGCATAAGTTACAGAACTGATAAGGTCTAAGGGCGATCTCACAGCATGGATTAGTCCCCCAATCTTTATCATTAGTAAAGTATATTCCTGGCTCTCCTGCTCCCGAAGCTTTTACCCTATTCCATAAGTCTAAGAAGTATTCTTTTGTTACTTTTCTTCGCAGTAATGCTGCAGAGTTGTTAGCTCTTCCTCTTTGCGGGTTTAATTCCCACCAGTTTCCAGACTTACAAGAGATCATTTCTTCGTCGTCTGCTGAGAATAATGATATTAAGGCTGCTCTTCTGATTCCTCCTGCCAGTACTGCATCTGCGATATGACAAACTATATCATGAACTTCTATCGGCTCTAATTTATCTCCATCTTCTTTACGGTCTAAGATTCCTTGCATCTTTACAAGACATTCTTTCAACGGTTGAGGGCCTGGTGCTTTACCTCCTGATGTTATCAGTGCAGCTCCTTTTGGTCTAATGTCAGAATAATCAAATCTCAAAGTAGAACCTCCTTGGAAGTGTGATTTTATTAATGCTTTTACTGCGTCTGCCCATCCTTCTATAGAGTCACTAATCAAGTATCTTCTAAACTTAGCAGGGTTTGGTCTTCTTATCTCAGGTAGTTTTTCTACGTGGTGTTTTTGAACAGAAAATCCTATACCTGTTCCTCCTAAAAGTAAAAACATAATCTCTCCGAATGTTCTCCAGTCATCTACAGGTGCATACGCACAGTTATAGATACGGTTCGGACTAATTTCAATAGGCTTTCCTGCAAATTGCATAGACCTCATTGAAGGAAGTATCTTTTTATCGTAAACGAATTTGTAAGTATTTTCAATTTCGTCTGCTAATTGCGGATACTTTTTTAAGTGCATAGCTTTGTTTCTGTCTACTAATTCGGTCCATATCTCCCGTCTATTAAGACTTGGAGTGTATTTTGCGTACTTTAAGAAAACTGTGATGTCTGATAGGATTTTCTGACTGATGTCCATTTATATTTGATTTTTATATTGTATATAATAACTATGTGATTTTTAAAGAAAATTAGGTTTTCTTTTAAGAAACTGTGGAAAGTTGTGCAAATTTTTCGGCTAGTACTTTTTTATCAAAGCTATCCATTAGATTAAACGTCTTAGAGCCAGAAGATCCGTTAGAGGCGGGGAACTCATCGTAGGTCGGAACATCTTCTGTGAGTTTGATATGCCCGGTATTGGTATCTACCAATGCTCCAAACGTCATACCATCCATACCGTATCGGTTCTTCATAATGTGTACTCTGCCTGTTCCGTTTACCTTATCTTCTTTCTTTCTTGAGAGAGACATACAGAAGTCCGATACCATAATCTTATCGTAAGATCCTGCAGCTTTATCGCCTTCTATTACATCATCCTTAGCACCCATTCTATTTACTTGAGAAGGAGAGATTATTGGAATCTTAAGCTCTTTAGCTAATCCTTTACATGCTACATACACATCATCTATCTCATCTTTCCTCTCTGCGAACTTATTCGAAGTCCCTCTTAAGTAGTCGATATAATCTATAATTACTAAATCCGGCTTAACTTCTGAGTCTACACATTTTTGGAGATGTGCTCTTATGGTTGAGACTGAGGCCATCTTAGGCGGGTATTCTTTTATGATTAGGTTTCCGGTTAATTCTGATACCATCTTATCTATCTTAGCTCTATGGTCTCCGATATGTTCTATTCCTATGCCTGTTAGGTAGCAATCAAATCTTTTACCTACATAATCCTCTCCTAATTCAAGGGTATAGTATACTACGTTGTATCCCATCTTTACAGCATGTGCTGCCATTCCTACCATAAGCCAACTTTTACCTCCTCCCGGGTTACCGAATACTATTCCTAAATCACCCGGGCCGAATCCGCCTTGCATTAGGTTATTAAGTTCCGGCCATGGAGTCGGTATTGTAGGTCTAGAATCTTTTCTATATCTAGTCTCTATGTCTTTATTGTACTCATGTCCAATATTCCTATCTGCTCCTGCTTTTAACGCATTATCTATTAAAACTCTAATAGTATCATACTCTCCGGTATTTAACATATCTACAGAGCTAAGCAGTGCTGATTTAAGTTGTTGGTTTTTGCAGAAAGCGGTAAATTCTTCTTCTACGTATTGTAACTCATCGTCTGAATGTTTATAAGCTTCTTTGAGTTGCTCTCTAATTGAGGTTTTTAAGATTTCATTATCTAATCTCTTTACTTCTATAGTTAAAGTCTCCATAGAGATTACTGTATGGTACTTATGCCAGTATCTCAATATCTCATTTATGATCCACTTGTGGGCTGGATTAGGGAAATGTTCGTCTGTTAGAACATCGTATATGTTTTGCAAGAACTCTTTTCTTGTTAGTAAAGCTCCTAATGTCTTTACCTGGAATGCTGGACCGTAGTCACTTAGCTGCTTTAACGTCATTTATTTTCTATAACTATTTAATTAATATAACTTATTTTTCTTGTACTGTAATATACGATCTTATCTTAAGTTTCCCAACTTAAAAAAAGTATCAGTTACCCACCCTTCTATATTCTTTATAAAATGATCTACTCCGTCCTGGTGGTACATCTCTAGAAACTCTTTTCTATGAAATGGATTATTCTCTTCCTGTATTAATTCTTCGATGTACTTTATCTGCCTATCGTCCAATATCGGGTTTCGGAGGTCCATCAACTTGTAGGAGTTTCTTATAACCTGTTCCCCTTGTAGTATTTGAGCATAGATTTTATGCTGTGTTAATTTAGCTTCTGATATCTCAAAGATGTCTTCTAGAGTTAGTGAATGTTTTACTAATTCCGGGAACCTCTTTAGAAGTGTTTTCGGGCCTAGTCCCTTAATTCCCGATATTGCATCTGATTTATCTCCTAATAAGGTTTTGTATAGTATGAAGTTGTCTGAATGTATTCCGAATTCCTCTGCTACTTCTTTCTGTTTGTAAAATTTCTTACCTATAGGCCTATAGACTGTTACCTTATTACTGACCAGCTGCAGATAGTCTTTGTCTGAGGATACTATTATTACGTCTGAGTTGTGAGTATGTGGGAGGGTGTTCGCCATGTAAGCTATCATATCGTCAGCCTCTGCCTTATCTATCATTCCTGTCTTTACTGGTAGACATTGTAAATAGTGGATTAGACGTGTTATCTGGTCTACTTTAGACTCTCCTTCTTCTTCAATATTATCATAGGTGTCCCAGTTTGTTATCCTAGTTATTCCGCGGTTTGACTTATATTCCGGTAAGAGGTTTTTTCTATTGTTCGAAGATCCTACTCCGTCAAAGATAACATACACTCCTGTTGGCTGTACTAACTGTATCAAGGACCCTAGTGATCTTATAAACCCGGCCATACCTCCGATAGGAATTCCTTCTTTATTTAAGAAATTAATTGTAGCAAAGTTTCTGAAGAATAGGTTAAGAGCATCTATCATTAGTACTCGTGAATGGAATTCCTGTACTACTGCAGGTGAGGATTCATGCTCTGTAACAGTAGCAAGAAGAGCTCTTAGATTAGTTGACATACTTAAAGATAATAAAAAACCCCTGCATAAGCAAGGGCCTTTCAACTTAATTTAGAGTTTAGTTCTATCCTGGGTCGTTTTCAGTTGGTATTGGTGCTGCATCGCCTTCTTCTGCTTGCTCTACTACTATCTCGAAGTCTCCTCCTCCTAGTATTGCTGCCCATTCTGCTGCGTGTGCTGCTTTGTAATTCTTAAGATCTTTATCTTCATCTAGAATGAAACCGTGAGGTGTCATAATAATCTTACCTCTAGTTGTTATACCGTTGATATGATTCTTATCTATCTGGAGATTTGTTCTCTTAGCGAATTCTACCTGCTTACCGTCTTTGATTGCTTTAATCTTAGATGTGCCGGCATTCATAATGTTTCCAAAGGTGACTACAAACGTTGCGTCATACCACATAGCAAAACCTCCCTTATTCATAAGTTTCGGCTGTCCCATTGGTGATTCTGCTTTCTGTGTCCACACCTTGTTTACAACTACTAATGAGTTAGTATAAGGAGAGGACTCTTTTCTCGACATTACGATACGTTGATTAACTCCGTTACCGAATTGTGTAGACATTGCTCCTGCGTTCCATTCATTATTGTTCTTATTAGAACGTACTGATAATTCGCAAGGTACTGATCCGATTGAATCCCATAAGAAGAGTAAGTCGTAAGGTAATGCTCCTTTCTTTTGCTCGTCTATCAGGTCTAGTATGAAAGCCGCTACATCTTCTATTGTGTGTATAGTCTCCCTGTCTACGTAAATAAAGAATCCTCCATAGTCTAAGACTTCTCCGGTATCTTCATCTACTGTTTGTTCTACTTGTAAACCCATCTGGACAGCATGTTCCCAGTTCCACTTCATCTCTGTAGTAATGAATACTGGTAGTATTCCGGCTTTTTGAGCCGATACTGCTGCCTCTAATAATGCTGTAGACTTCCCTGTATCGGAATGGCCTCTTAGCATAGTTATGTGTCCCATTGGGATCCCCGGTATAGAGGTGATCTCTTGAAATGCCGGGGATAATGGGATCCATTTCTGGTCTTTAAAGCGAACATTTTTACTCAGCAATTTCTGCTCTTTAAACTTATTGAGGTTAAACCCTTTTTTAAGTTCTGCGGATACAGCTTCTGTTAGTGATTTGCTTTGTTTTTTCGCCATCGATTATCTTAGAAAGGTACAGCGTCGTCTTCAAATAAACTATCGAATTTATCAGCTTTCGATTCTGCCTTCTTTCCTGAGTTCTCTAAGGAAAACTTGTTTGTCGGTGATGAAGGAGTGTCAAATGCTACCATTGGAGTTGGTACATCTGTTTCTGCTTCTTCTGGAGCTAGATAATCATGAAGTACTTTTTTCATGTCGTCAAATTCCATTCTACTAAATGCTTCTGTTGGATTAGGTTGATCTTCTAAGACTGTTGCAAGTAGGGCTGCATTGTCTGTTAAGGTAGTTTCTGCAGTTCTTGCTCTGATGGTTGTCTTAGCGTAGCCTGTTCCTGTTGTAGCAGCATCGATGGTAGTTAAAGTTAAATCTCTACCTGTAATAATGTCTGTAAAATCTCCTATGTCCTCATCTTCAACCATTGATAATAATTCCATGTAGATCTCTTTTCCGAATCCCCATAGTTTTACTCCTTCATCTTCCTTACCTCTTACGATTACTGGAGCAAATACTCTCATTTTAGGTTCTAGCTTTCTAGCAAGTCTCCAGTTTTCCTGTCCTCCTGCTTCTCTCAATTTTGCAACAAATTCAACTATTGGATCTTTATCTCCGAAGTTGATTGGTGAAATGATTGGGAATTTGTGAATACCGTAATGGAACATTAGCTCCGAAAATGGATTTGATTTGTTGAATTTTGACGGCACTACTCGAATAACTTCCTTACCTACACTCGGTTTATAAAAGTTGTTTTTCCTTGACCCTGTCGACTGGGCACTGTTCTGGGTTTGCATAGCTTGTAGCTTTGCTTTGATTTCATTTACGTTCATTCTTATAACTTATTACTATAATATATGAACTTTGCTGCTCAGAGGCAACTTAGATTTACACGTTTCTAATTTCGTGTATTTTTGTTTTTAGAGATCTTAATTCTCCTTGAGTAGTCAGCAGCACTGTATTTCTATAATGCTGCCAGTCCACTCTAAAACGGGTGTCCACCACTCCCCCGTTTAAACTTTTAATAAGCTCGTTGAGTGCATTAATAGTGTAGAGAGTGTTAGTCTCCTTTTTTCTATGAACTAAAATTGTATTCGGTGGAATACTATCTATGCTCATTTCATCTAAATTATAGGTACAGGCTACTTCGTCTGAATCTTTTATATTTAAGATGAATATTTTATTATATAGTATTGTGTGTTTTTGTGTTAGATCGGCTATAAAGTAATCTATCTCCTCAGTGGGTACGAATGTACACAACAGTTTATTCTTCAACATCTCTTGACTCTCTATAGTATCTATATCATACATATCAAAAGGGCTGTAAAGTATCGTATCTTTTTCCAACATTTATCGTTATCTTTAAATTTTCTTTTTCAAAGACTTCTACTATTTTACGTAGAATATCTTTATCTTCTTTTGCTAAATCTAAGAGTATTGCATCATATGTATACAGTACTATCTTAGACTTTTTATCTTCCAGAAGATAGAGTATTTTCTGCAATAAACCAACATTACTTACAGTTTCATAATTCTGTATTATGTAATTGAATAGTTTCTGCGGATTCATATTTGCTAAGTCTTTCCTGTAAAACCTATATCTTTCATCCACCCCGTCGATATAGCCTTGCTTTTGAAACTTTGTCCATAGTTCATCTATATAGGCAGTTGTGAGTTTAAAGAATTCAAAATCCTTATACTGTTCAAAGACGTTTCCGTATAGTTGCTTAAATACTAGCTTCTTTGCTTCGTCCCTATCCATTCCATATACCTGTCCAAAATCTTCATAAATATCTCCTGTTGCAGACTCGTACTGTACTAATTTCGATATCAAAGTAGGATGGTATGCTACCAAATCTATTTCCATTAAGAGATCGTTTCTCGGTATAAAAACACTTCTACACCCGTTATCTTTGTTCAATGCTGCGAAGTTTATATGGTTAAAGTGGTTGGAAGGTCTTCCTGTTGTGTTATTGAGGTTGTATTGGGTTAGAATATGGTGATTAATAAGTGAAAGAAAGGGTCTCTCTATGTTAAAGTACTCCTCTAATGTATCACTTACCTTTAAGCCGTTTCTTTCTATAACCCAAAATATATCTTCTACTGTTTTCCGGAATTCATTAGGTGAATAGTCTGCTATACCTTTAAGATGTTCTTCTGATACTTTTTGACAATGCTCAAAATGCTTTACAATCGGAATAATATTACTTAGTTCTGGATCGTTATAATACCTTCTTGAAAAGTAATTTAATGCTTGAGTGTTTTCTTCTTTAATACCGGGTAGAGAGTATGTATTTTGACCGTGGTAAAAGTAATTAAAGACTTTCCTATCCGGAGTATAGATTTTCTGTATAGTTGCTAGCCATTCTCTGACTTGAGTATGTTCTATTTTTAATGCTTCGCTGTGAAAGAAGTTTAAGAGGTATCCTTCCTTTGTATCTACATCTTTTACGTATAGGCAAAGAGGAGTATAAATAGCGGGATGTAACTCGAGATGTCTCTGTATAGGAATAGCTATAATATTCTCTAACTTATGATCCTTTAGATCATCGAACTGCTCTTGTGTCTCTATTAACCAAAACATAACCTTTCCTATAATATAAGAAAAGATGTTAAGAGTTACAACTTAGATTCAGAATTCGGTGTAGTTTGTGATGTATTGAGTAAGACCGTAGACTTTATATCGCTGTTCAGCTAGGAGTGTAACTCGTCTATTGGTGGCTTCTACGTTAGCTCCTACTGTTGTCCAGGGTATCTCGAATGGGATATAAATTCCCCAGTTGTAACCCTCTCTTTTGCTCTTTATAGCAGTGAAGTCTTTCTGGGAGACTTCTATAAATACTATGTTGTTAGTTCTTTTAAGGAAGTACCTAATGAAGCTTGGAGATCCTCCTTGAGGAAT